GCTTTTCAATTGACTTCATTAGAATATGCTGGTGAATTCAATGGTGAAGTAACGTATTCTTTCACATTTGAAAGTTCCGGTGCTATTACATTTGCTACTGTGTAGGTTATTATGGCTTGGATACAATGGCAAATTGAACACAAGGGAAAGTCAATGGCAGGATGGGTTGATGAACAACAACTTATTTTTGAAGTACCTTACGAATTAGGCATTAAAGCAAATGATGTTTTTAGTGTTAATAATAACAATATAAAAGCAATCTCAGTTGAGAATGTTGCAAATAGAGATGAAACCTTAAAAATCAAAGGAGAACTAGATGGTAAATCCACAAAAGGGGGAGCTTCAGGTAAAACTGGGGAAGGAACTGCTAAAAGCAAGACTAACGATTGATTCATTAATTCGTATAGAAAATGCTAATGGTTGTTCAATTGTGCAGACAGCACAAAAACTAAGTGAGGGAAAAGCCACAGTTACAGAGATTGTAAATGTGATTTATCCTGCAATAAAAGGTGGTGGCAACAATGTTGACCCAAAAGATGTTTCCAAAATGGTATGGGAAGCAGGATTAATTGAGGGAATGCGAGTTGCTGGTGAAATATTAACTGTTGCTTTAAATAGTGGTGTCAAAGATGAGGGAAACCAACAAGCAGAGGAGAAAGCAAAGACATAGATTGGAAAAGACTTATGGAGATAGGTTTAGGTATTGTGGGTCTATCTGCTGATGATTTTTGGAATATGTCTATTTACGAGTTCTACTCTGCTGTTGAAGGTTTCAAAGAATTTAACACAGACCAATCTAAAACACCTCTTACAAAAGCACAACTTGATGATATGATGGAAAGGTATCCTGATTAATGGCAAATACAACTGTTGATACTCTACTGATTCAGATAAAAGCTGATATGAAATCTCTGAAAGCAGAGATGGATAAAATCAAAAAGGTATCTGACAATACATCAAAAAATGTTTCTAAAGGTTTTGATAATATTAATAAGAAGTTATCAGAAACATCAAGTAGGGCATTAAAAGTTGGAGCGGCAATAGGTACTGCTTTTGCTGGTGTTGCTATTAAAAAAATTATTGACGTTGGTTCTAATATTGAATCGTTACAAATTCGTTTAAATAATTTATTTGGCTCTGTTGAAGAAGGTTCAAAAGCATTTGATGCAATGGCAACATTTGCAAGTAAAGTTCCATTTAGTTTAGAACAAATACAACAAGGTTCAGGAGCATTAGCGGCAGTTGCTAAAAATGCAGATGAACTTGCAGAATTATTATTTATAACTGGTAATGCCGCCGCGGCTACTCAATTGGGATTTGCAGACACAGCTTTACAAATACAAAGAACATTTACTGCAGGATTGGGAGCGGCAGATAGATTTAGAGATGCTTCAATCAATTCATTTCTAGGAATTCAACAGGGTGCAAAATTATCATTAGAAGAAACAAGAGAATTATTTGAAAAGTCTTTTGGGAAAGGTGGAAAATTTGGTGAACTTACAAATGAACTAGCAACAACTCTTGGTGGTACTTTATCAATGATAGGTGATAAGGTATTTAATTTTCAAAGATTAATTAATGATGAAGGTTTTTTTAATGAAGTAAAATCACAATTTAAAGATTTAGATACGTTTTTAGAAGAGAATGGAGAAACAATTGATGAATTAGCAAAAGATATTTCAAAAGGTTTAATTGTTGCATTAACAAGTTTGGTAAAAGCTTTAAAAATTGTTGCAGATAATTCTGAAAATATAAGAATAGCATTAACATCATTAGCAACTGCTTTTATTGCTCTAAAAGTTATAGGCACAATTACTTCCCTTATAAAAATGTATAGAACAGCAACACTTGCGGCAACTATTGCAACACTAAAATTCAATACGGCTTTAAAGTCAAATTTATTTTTTGCGGCAGGTGCTGGTTTAATATTTTTAGCAGATAAATATAATTTATTAGATAAAGCAATGGGTAAGGTTGACGAAAGACTTAAAGACCCTAAATTAATAAATCCATTTATTGCAGGGGGTGCTGACCCTAGATTTGGTGGTGAGAGTAAGATTGTTGAAACACCCAAAGCTATTGCACAAGAAATAACTGAACCTGATGCATTAAAAGAATCAATAGCTGAATTGCAACACGAAATTGAATTGTTAGGTCTTAAAAATGATAGAGAGAGAGAATTTGCACAATTATTAAAAGAAACAAAATTAACAGAAGAAGACCATATTTCAAAACTTAGAGAAAAATTTGATGTTCTTAAAGATTTAGAAGAATCACAAGAAAAAAATAATGAGATAATGAAAGAAGCTGAAAGCATTATTGAAGGAAATAAAACAGAACAAGAAAAATTAAATGAACAAATAGCAATATTTAGTGAACAATTAAATAAAGTTGCAGATGAAGATATAAAAGAAAAATTGACAGATGCAATTGCGATACTTAAAGAAGATTTACGACAACTTGATCCATTAATGCAAGAGATTACACAAATATTTGATAGAGCATCTTCAAGTATTTCTCAAGCCATAGCTGATTCTATAACAGAAGGCAAAAATCTTATGGAAAGTTTAGGCAATATTACAAAACAAGTAGTGAATCAAATGATTGCTGAATTTTTAAGATTACAAGTTATTAAACCTCTTATGAGCAGTATCTTTGGTGGTATGGGTGGTCAAGGTGGTGCAAATACAAGGATAGGAGGTAGTTTATTTAGTGGTTTATTTTCATCAGTTTTAGGTATGTTTGGAGGAGGAGGAGGAGGAATGGCGGCGGCTCAAGGATTTGGTAGAACAGCAAGTTTTATGTTAGGTGGTGCATTCTCAGGAAGAGCAAGTGGTGGTACAGTAGCTCCAAATAGAGCAGTAATGGTAGGAGAAAGAGGACCAGAAATATTTGTACCAAACTCAGGAGGAAAGATTGTGCCAAATCATAATATGAAAGCACTAGGAGGACAAGAAACAGTAATCAATCAAAATATTAATATAACAACAGGAGTTTCTCAAACTGTACGAGCAGAAGTATTGAATATGCTTCCAGCAATTAAACAAGAAACATTACAAGCAGTTGCAGATAGTCGTTTACGAGGAGGAACTTTTGGAGCGGCTTTCACAAGATAGGAGAAGAATAAAATGGCATTCCCAACATATCCATTAACATTTCCAACAACAGTAGGAGTTACACGAAGTAATTTTAATTTAGCAAGAGTTGTAGGAATGTCACAATCACCATTTACAGGACAACAACAAGTATTTGAGCACAGCTTTGCTTTATGGCAATCTACTATTACTTTGCCACCTATGAAACGAGCCACAGCTTCAGAATATCAAACATTCTTTATGCAGTTGCACGGAATGAGAGGAACATTCACAATGGGTGACCCTGATGCCAAAACAAAACGAGGTAATGCCACACAATCATCATTAACGATTGCTAGTAATACTGCTGTTGGTGCATACGATATTCCTGTAAGTGGTTTAACAAATTCACAAACGAGTGCCTTAGTAAAAGGAGATTACATTCAATTTGGCACAGGAAGTAGTGCAAAACTTCATATGATTGTAGAGAATGTTGATGCGAGTGCGACAGGCACAGCAACTATACAAATAGAACCAGCATTGAAAGTAGCAATCACAACATCAACTTCTTGTAGTATAAATAATTGTGTTGGTGTATGGAGATTAGATACAAACGAAATAGGTTGGGATGCAGATAGAGCATCAACTTATGGATTTAGCTTTAGTTGTACAGAGGCAATATAAATGGATAAAAAAGAATTAGAACTTATTAAAGACCCACGTTTTGCTGTAATGATAAAGATTGCCGCAGAGCAAGGTGCAAAAACTGCCCTAGCAAAAGTGGGATTACAGGATGAAGAAGCTGGTAAAGATATTCACGATCTACGAAGTTTGATTGATGGATATAGAACTGTAAAGAAAACAGCAACAAAAACAATTACACAAGCACTTGTTATATTCGTATTAGGATTAATGAGTGCTGGATTATATTTTAAATTTTGGAGATAGATATGCAATTAACAAAACATTTTTCATTAAAAGAATTCACGAAAAGTCAAACAGCAGAACGAATGGGTATTAATAATACACCACCACAAGATATTATTCCTAAATTATCTTTTTTGGCGACACAAATACTTGAGCCATTAAGAGAAAAAATAGAGAAGCCAATTATTATTACGAGTGGTTATCGTTCACCTGAATTATCAAAAGCCATTGGGTCAAGTGAAAACAGCCAACATTGTAAAGGAGAAGCTGTTGATATTGAAGCTTTGGGAATGTCAACTCTTAATCTAGCAGAAATGATTATTAACCATTTTGAGTTTGATCAGATAATTCTTGAATGTTACACACAAGGCGATATGAACTCAGGTTGGGTTCATTGTTCTTTAAAGAGTGGAGATAATCGTAAAGAAGTTCTTACTTATACAAAAGAAAAAGGATACCAAAAAGGTCTAGTGATATGATTTTAGGTTATGCAAAAATGGCTGTTGCTGTGATTGCCATAATTGGGATTGTTGGTGGAGTAGGATATGTTTTAAAACTTCGTAGTGATAATGCAATTCTAAAGGTTAATAATAAATTATTAGAAGATAGTGTTGCCCAGCAACAAGAAGCATTAGAACAACAAAAAAAAGATTTTGAACAAATTATGGAAACAAATAAACGATTAACAATATTATCCAATAATCTACAAAAAGAATTAAATGATTTAGATAAGCGATTTACAAAGCAAGGCAGAGATATTGGTAAAACTGCGATTGCAAAAGATAAGGCAATGCAAAGAATTATTAACAAAGCAAGTGCAATGGCTCTAAGATGTGTAGAGATTTCATCAGGTTCTCCATTAACAGAAAAAGAATTAATGGCAACAAAGAAAAGTGAAATCAATAGAGAATGCCCAAGTATAGCGAATCCAAATTATGTTCCGTATTAGTTTTATCTTTTGTATTTTATTGTTAACAAGTTGTTCTTCTATCAAGAAACTTGAGATTTTTTCAAAACCATTAGAAAAAGAACCATTAAATCTTGAAGAACCAATTTTACCTAAACTTGAAACAATAGATTGGATAATTATTACGTCAGAAAATTCAGATGAAGTATTTGCCAAATTAGAAGAAAAAGGAATAGACCCAGTATTATTTGGATTGACAGATAACGATTACCAACTCATTGCCAAAAACTTTGCACAAATTAGGCATAATTTAAAATTAAAGTCAGAGATCATAAAATCCTATAAAAATTACTATGAGGCAAAAAAAGAAGATGGAAAACAAGAATAAAAAGAATTATAGGAAAAAAAAGCAATCATTGTTGTCTAAAACCCAATCTAAGAGGCTTGGAGGCTTAATTCAGGTGTTAGGTAACACAAAACCCCTTGATGAAATTGTTGACACTCTACAAGCTTTAAAAATGGTTGTAGAAGAAAAAGATTGTTTGATGGTTACAGAAAAAGGATTAGATGAAACAAATAGACTTTCAACTCTTGCAGGATTAATGACGGACAAAAAAAAGGAGTCGCAATGACTCCTTTTCTTTAAGGAAGGTATTTTATCTTATTTTTTTAGCATATTTTTTTGCATCTATCAAAGAGCCATCAAAATAACCTAAAACTTCGTATGCTGGAGAACCCCATATGTGATCATCCCAAGATTGCCATATTGAAATATCACCATTCTTTTTTCCTTCAACATTCATAACCCATTTAATAATTACCCAATTTTTCATTTATTTATCTCCCTCTAAAAGTTTATATATTTCTTTAGCAGTTTGGTTCATCACTTTATCACCAAATGCATTGTAATTATCTTTTACGAAATCCCAAACAGTATCTTCACAAAGATTTTCTCTCTTTACAACTCTTTGAGCTTCCATTTTTATTTCTTCTAAAGTTATTACCATTTTTTTACTCCTTGTTTAGTTTTCACAATCAAAATCTTTTGTAGCAAAAAATGATCTAAACTGATCTCTTTTGCAACCAAATCCAAGATTTTTAGTTTCTTTTAGAGTTTTACCACTATCTTTACATCTAAAAGACCAATCCATTCCGTCGTGTGCAAGAAGTACTGATTGATTTGTAGATTTTTTTGTTAATAACCAAGCACGATTGAATGCTCTTTCGCAACCACCATTTCTTTCAAATGTGTGTGCAAATTTTAGACAATCACTCTCTTTTAATTTCTTACAAGTAGTTTTGTCTAAAACTAATTCTTTCCACTTTGAATGTCTAGTGTCTAAACTTAACCAAGTTATTTTTATCGTTTGTGTCATTTTTACTCCTTGTTAATTATAGTATACATACTTGTAAATTATTGTCAACAAAAAAAGTAAAAAAAATGTAAATTTATTTTTAGATAATTTTATGGTATATTTAAAGGTAGATAACAAAAAAAAGTTATCCATTATCCTCCCCTTTAATCCCTACTAATTTAGTAGGGATTACTTAAATAGCTTATCATAGATACTGCCTTCGTATTTTCCATATGGGTCAAACACTCTACCACTCTTGTCAATTGAGCCTTTAAATTTTCCATATTTATCATAATACTTTCCACTTTTCTCAAGTGTTCCATAATATTTTCCATATTGATCATATACTCTTCGCTTTGGTTTCTCAGGCAAATTATTAATAAATTTAATACATTGACTCTCTACTTGAAAGCTATCAGATACAACATTGTATAACGATATATCTTTATCCAACAACATACACGTTTGGTCTTGCCCTAAAAAATGATAAATCTCATAATAACGAGGTTCTTCATCTAATGGCGATATCGCAAAAAATAATATGAGTATATATTCTATCATCTAAATGGTGCTCCACTTATCCAAGCAACTAATGCCCATCTTTCTCCCTTTGTAATTGGCATCACTCTATGAGAAAGAAAAGATGGAAATGCAAGACTTTGACCAATAGGCATTTTATGTTCAAAAAGTTTATTTGAGAAAAAAGCAATATTACCACCCTCATATTCATCATTGAGAGCAATAGATAAAGATATTTTTCTTGTTGATGTTTCTTCTTCTCCTAAATCTGTGTGCCAATCATAACCAACAGATGGTGCATTATATCTTAATAGTTGTGGTCTTTCTAACAATCCTACTACATCATAATCTAAATATTCAAGAGCAGTATAAATTGAATTGATAATAATTTCATCTATCCACATTGCTGATTCATCTATCACCCAAACATCAACATCTCTTTTTTTATCTAACACAAATTTTTTGTCTTTTTGAATTCTGCCTTTTACTTTTTGATGTATTTCTTTTTTATGTTCTAAAATAATTCTTTGACAAGTTGCTTTTGACAATTCACCACACCTTACAACTCCGTGCGAGTTTTTGTTTTGTTTAGGATTAATTGCAAGTGCCATTTTATCTGAATCCCATAAGGTATCTAAATTCGCTCTGTGCATATTCAAAATCTTGTATAATTGCTATTAATAAAAAGATAGCACAGAAATATAGTATTAAAAATACATCTAAAAATATAAATGCTTTTAGAATAATTTTACTCCATTTTTTTATTTGGCTTTTCTTTGTACTTTGGTACATCTTCATTCCAATAATGTTTTGATGACATACATAAATATCCTGCATAAATGTCATCATTAATTTTATTTTTTTTTAACCAAGTATTGACAATGTTATTTGCATAGGCACATCCAGGCAATCTTCCAATATGATACTGTGTATGAGTATGATCTTCGTTTAACAGAAAGATAACTAAGAAAAATGCTTTCATCATTTTTTGCATTCCTGCTTGAATAGAATATATTTATTGCCCTTTGGGTCAGTAAGTTCAAAGAATCGCTCTCCATCCTGCTCTATTGTCTTTCCAACGTACTTAAATTCACAATGAGTATTCTCTCTTTCTGCTTTTTCCTTTGCAAAGAAATAATCATCATTAAAAAATTTAATTACATTCCAAGTTGCTGAAATGCTTGTTATTAATTCTACTATCATATCTCTTCCATATCTAAATTATTTTTGACTAGATTACACAATAAAGCGAGATGTTTGGGAAGAGGTTTATTTTTTTTTTCAAAATGACAAATGTATGATCTACTTGTAAATCCTAAAAAATTTGCCATTGCTTGTTGGCTTTTTCCCATTCTTTTTCGCAAAAGTAATAAATCGTTAGAATTAAATCTATAAAAATCTTCTGTTATTGTTTTAATATGTTTCATCACAAATTCCTATAAATGTTGCAGTTTGAGTAAAAAAAGATTTTACTTTTGATTTTGCTTCATCTTCACAGTAAGCACTAATTGTAAATTCAGTTTGATCATCATCTAATCTAAATTTATATCGTTTTAATATTTCCATTACTTACCTACAAAATCATTATACTTAGCTTGAACATACCATTTCAAACCAACAAGTTTATATTTAGAAGGCAAAAGTTCCCATAACTTTTCAAATGAAATTACTTTGTGTTTATTTACAATCTCTCCACAAGCGAGATCAATATCCATTAGAATATCTTTTTGTTTATTGTACATCTTCTTCATCTTCCTTTCTTGATTCTAATACTCTTTGATGAGCAGTTAATATTAAATGATTGGCACTATCACAAGTTGGTGCATGGAAATAACAAGCATCAATTAATGTTGTTAAAGCTCCAATAAAAAGATTTTGTTTGTTATGTATTTTTTTTTCTAACTTAGAAATAACTTTTGCAATCTCTTCCATTGATAGATCAATCTCCTGATCTTCGCTTTTTTGATTTCTTTTAAGTTTAACAATATTATTTTTTTTCATATTTCCATATATCTCCTGATAAATTAAATTTACTACATTTCTAAATTGATATTGATCATAATGAGAGATCATTATCTTCTGTACTAAATCTTTAAATTTTTCTTCTTTTTTCATAAATTATACAACGAGTATAAACAAAAGTAGAACATTGTCAACAAATTATTTTAAACACCAATTTTCATATTCGCTAAGCAATCTGTTCCAAGCTACTCTATTTTCTGTATCGTGAAATTCAGTACGAGATTTAATTCCTAATATTGCTCTTAGACCATTAGCAATTGAATCAGAACTGAATGGGTTAACTTCTTTGATTCCTTTTTGTTCTTTTAAAAACATTCCAAACTTTTCTTCTTTACACAAAATTCCAGCAGTTTGAATTGCTCTTAAAGCTTCATCATTTTTTTCTATAACCTCATCATTTAAACGAGCAACTGCAACCCATTTATCCATATTAGGTGTAGGCATACCAAACATTGTTACAAATTCTTCTGCTTGTTCTAATGGAATCTCTACAATGATCTGTGCAATGTTTCTTGTTTTAACAATTTTAAAATCTGAATATGTGCCTTTTGTTATTCTATTTGTTTCTTTCATAATGTCCTCGCATATTTTAAACATTTATCTAATCTCTTTTGATTTATCTCATTACCAAAAAATGCCATATCATATTTTACTGCCATTTTTAATGTTAGACCAAACCCACAACAAGGGTCAAGAACTATATCTTTTTTTGGACATTGAGCAAAAATATTCTCTGTTGCAAGTTTACCAATGGTATTATCAATTTTTGTACTATCAAATAAAAAGTCATTTTTACAAGAAAAGTATGTAATGTTTTGGGCATAGATTTTATTATTGTTACGATAGTAAGGATAAAATATTTGTCGTAGTTTAAAGTTTGTATTCATCTCTATAAATAATTTTAAATCATTCGTAAATTTTGTTCCCATTTCTAAAATCACAAGAGAATCTTCATTAGAGTAATTGTTTATAATTTTACAGAATGATTCTAAAAAAAACTCCCAACTTACTTCTTCTTTTGGCAAATTATTCATTTTTGAATTTAGGGTGTTAAACATTTTTAAAGCACCACTTCCCCAAGGAGGGTCACAATAAAGTATATCAAATTTTTTATTTTCCATTAACTTATCAATTGCTCCTTTTGTAATGTCACCATTGAAAAAAGAGTGTTTGTTAATCTTTAGTATTTGCTTCATAAGCTGGACTCCTTAACCAAAATGTTTGTGCTATGTGTTTTAGTTGAGATTCCCAACCAAAATATTTATAGGAAAACTTATATTCATTTCCCATTCTATGCAACTCATTATGATGATGTACACATAATGGCACTAAGTTTTTATCATTTGATTTCATACCCATACCTCTTACACCATCAAAAGGTTTAAGCAAATGATGAGCTTGTATTACTCCATTGCATTCAGAATTAGAGCAAACACAAGTAAGAGTATGTATATAATCAAGATGCTTTTTATTTTGATACCTCTTTTTCATTATCACTTTCACATTCGCAAATCGTTTCTATAAGTTTTGTTGTATCTTTTCCTAAATCTTTAATTAAGAAACTTGCATAAGTCATAAGTTTCAACACATCTCTGATTTGTCCTTTTCTTGTAGGATATTTGTGTTTATATCGCAAAAGATATTTTAAAATATTTGCCTCATCATCATTTAGATTAAAAGCCTTTACAATATCTCTTTTTTCTAGTGGTAAAATTCTCTCACCTTGCACACCATTACTTTCTACAAAAATTTTAAAAGCACCTTTATACCAAGATGGATCAGTTTTTTGTAATTGTTCTACATCCAATTTACTAGAATGGTACTTCATCATCTAACTCCTTTTCTGTTTTGTTTTCATCAATCTTTTCTTTGATTTCATTAAAACCATCATTCTTTGCAGATTCTTCCTCGTTGAATTTTACTGCAATAGAAATATATTTTGAACCACTTTGACTTTCTTTTTTCCACCCAGCAAGATCAAACTTGTATGTGTTATAATCAAAGTTGCCTAATATATCAGGTGATGTTTCTTTGTTTTTATTTGTGTTTATGTTGATATATCCAGCTTTTGAATATAACTCATATACTGATTTACCCTCTTTACTTTTTCTCTCAGAAACAAGAAAGTGATGATCAGTACCATTTACATTAATTCTTCCACCTTTAAAAATCCTTTGATCTTTTATGGTAAATAATGCACCTTTATTTGTTTTAGTATTCTCTTCCATTTTTACTCCTTTTCTATGGTTGAAAAATCTACTTCATCAGCATAACTTGTTCTCATTCTAAAGAACTCATTGTACTTTGGAAAGTCATTCATAAACATTCTTGAATAATAAGGTTTATAAATATTGTTGATTTTATATTCTTCATTTGTCGTAATAGATGTTTCCCATCTTATTCTATTGATGATCATTTCAGATGACAAATGTGTATGCCCTGCTTTAATTGCTTGTTTCGTAAATCGTTTAAACAAGTTGTAAACATTGGGATTCTGTTTATGAAAATTTATAAATTGATTTGTAATTTGTGTATACTCTTTATTTTGCATTTAGTATCTCCATTGAATTTTCAATTGTTTCTAGTGTTTGTGTATGAACATTATTAATTTTCTCAGGCGATTGTTGTTGCAAAAGCTTGAGTGTTTTACAAACTCTCTCTAATTCTTTTCTATTTGCTTTTAAAGTAGGAAGATTTTTGCGATTTCCATCTTTCATATAATAAATTAAATTAGATATTTTCTTTGACCAATCAGCCATTGAATCTGTATCATCTACCATTTCTCCTTTTGAATTAAAATATCTATAAGGTTTAAAAGAATGAGAATAATCATATTGAGCATCTATGTCATCACTATTTGCCATATCACCATCATCATCATAATCTCCCTCAAGATTTAACATTGGTGTTAATAGATATCTTCTGAAGTAAGTAATCAAACTACCATATCCGTGAATTGTTTTATACTCCCCCATATCTGAAGCAGAAGAAAGAAACTGTCCACTTTCTATGTGAAACAAAGTCAATACAAACATATTTTTTGTACTTAGTCTTGCAATACGACTTATTACTGATAATCCATTTTTCTCAAGACTCTCTCCACAAGCATTCCATATATCAGTTAAAGAAGCAAATGTTCCATACTGAGCCTTGCCAGTTTTTTGTAAAGGTTTAAATTCTTTATGAGCCTTAACAAGTGAGGTTAATACTTTGTCAACTTCATCACTAGAATATTTTATAAAAGGTTTATTTTGTTCATCATATAATATCATTTGATACTCCATAGTTGTTTAGCATTGTTAATAGAATTTTTATCCCATTCCCAAGAATCAAGATTAGGATAAAAGATATTGGCAAGTTCTTGTATATCGCTTGATATATTCAAAAACTTTTCAATTCCTTGGCAAATCGCAGTTACTTCTTCAATTGTTTCTTTTACATTTGTAACTTTTGAAGATTTGTAATTTTTTCTTGATACATAATCAACCCACACATCTTTTTGTGTAGCTTGAGAATATATTGCCATTTGTCTTTGTGTTGAACGAGGAATCATAGATGGTATTGATCTTGTTGTTTTTAAATCACGAATATGATTTTCAAATGCAATATCGTAGTAACCAACTATGGGAACTTTCACTCCCTCCAATTCAAGTTTGATCTTTCCTTGTGTATCAATCAATTGATCATCAATGCTTTGATATTTAGGCACACCAACAGAAATGTAATCTTGTAAAGCTTTTCTTTCAGATTCAATTTTTTTCTCTTCAAACTCTCCATTGAGTTTTTTTATTTCAATCCAATAATAAGCTTCTGCTTCATCAATAAATTCTTGTATTGATTTATGCTTGTATACAACACTTGAGAATACTGCATTTTCTACTGCATTACCTCTTACTGTTGCAGGACTACCATCAAAGGTATCTACATCAGCAATTTTCATTATAAATTTTGATTTATCTCTAATAAAAAGATTTATTGTTGAAGGTGATAAATATCCTAATTCTTCTAATTTCATAATTACCTCTTTGGGATTTTTTATATGATTATAAAATTTATATACACTTTGTCAAATAATTATTGACATTTTGTATATATGGGTTATTTTTTAAGTATGAAATTAAAAGAATACTTAAAAGAAAATAAAATAAAAAAAGAGGATTTCGCAAACTCAATTGGTGCTTCGTATGGTTCAGTCATTAAATGGACTTATGGAGGAAGATTTCCTAGACCTCAAACTTTGCAAAAAATTCACGACATAACAAATGGCAAGGTTACTGCCTATGATTTTATTGAACAAAATCAAAGTTAGTATAATTATTATTTTGTTGTTTTTACCTAGCATATCTTACGAAAAAAATTACAAGTGGTCAGGTAAGGGAAGATTATATGATCAACGAAATCAATATTTTGTTACTTGTAGATTAACAAAAGAAAAAAGAGTTGAGCCATTCTTTGGTGAAGATTCTGTAAAATGTTTTTATAATTGCACAGATAAAGAAGAAATAGTGATAACAACTCATAGTGACCATATTTGTGAAAAACAAATTAGTTCGCCTAGAGGAGATAAAAGAGATTGGAGAAACAGATGAAATATAGAAATAAAATTACAGAAATAAATGGAATTAAATTTCACTCAAAAAAAGAAGCAAACAGATATATGGAATTAAAATTATTACAAAAAGCAGGAAAAATTAAAGATATAGAATTACAACCTAAAATACCTCTACTAGTTAATGGCAAATCAATTGGTTACTATATTGGCGATTTTAGATATTATGATAATGCAAAGCATAGACTTATTCTTGAGGATGTAAAATCTCCAGCAACAAAAACTCCAATTTACAATCTTAAAAAAAAGATTCTTGAAACATATAATCCTCCCATTGAGATTATTGAGATTTTCTAGTATAGTGTAATTGCCAAAGGGCAAAAACAACTCCTATATAGGATACAATCAAAAGGTGAAGTATGGATCCAGTTACTGCACTAGGAGTTGCTACAACTGCATTTAATACATTAAAAAAAGGTTTTCAAATTGGTAAAGATGCCCAATCAATGATGGGTGATGTGGGTAAATGGATGAATGCTATTGAGAGCATTAAAAATCCACCAAAGAAGAAAATCAAAAAAGTAGGTAATGTAGAGCAAGAAGCACTTGACGAATTTGCTACAAAAAAGAAAGCTGAAGCTATGGAAGGTGAGCTAAAGAATTTTTTGATTGCTACTTATGGAATGAAAGCTTGGGATGATATTCTAAGAATACAAGGGCAAATAAGAAAAAGAAGAAAATTAGAACAACAATATGAGCAAAAACAAAGAGAAGATATGATTAATGCGATTATTGTTGGAGTAGGTGTATTAGTTGGGGGAGGGGTCTTAATATTTGGAATGACGTTATATGTATGATTGTAAAATAACAGATTGTCACAAAAACAAATTTCCAAAACACAGAGTTGGGGAATATCGTTGCCCAGTTGTAATATGGAATCATAAAGGAAGGAGATTATTTTATGAACGAGATAAATAAAAAAACATATCAAAAAAATAGACGTTATATGGCTTGGTCTGCATTAGGAATGATGTTGGTTACAACAATTGCGGTTATTATTGCACCTGATAGATTTAAAAGTGCTGAATCTATTTTAATGATGATGTATGGTTCATTAAGTGCTTTAGTTGGTGCTTACTTTGGATTTGCAAAAAATAATGAGAAGAAATAATGTTTAAAAAAATAAAAGAAAAATTTAGTAGTGCTGATAATATTATTGATGTAAGTGTTGATGTATTTCTTTTAATATTTGATGTCTTAACAACACCTCTTCTTATTCCTATACGAATAGCAAAGTTTTATCTCAAAGGATGGATAAAATCTTTTATAAAAAGATTCCTTAAAAAAACGTACAATAGAATTTATGATTGAGATAATAAATTGGGTAGCAAGTCTAACTGCAATTATTTCTATATGGTTATATGGAAATAAGTGGAATTATGCACCATACTTTGGTATATTTAGTCAAATATTTTGGTGGGCATTTACATATCTTCACGAAATAACGTCAATGTATGTGCTTTGTGCTTTTATGACTGCCACCCATATACGAAACATTTTTAAAATGAGGGAATAATGGCAATAGATGGAATTTACGGAATTCAAATTCATCAAGGTAGATGGAATTCAAAAATAGCTAATAGATTTGGTTTTAATGCAGATATTGAAACTGCTGAAGAAACTATTTGGGATCAAGGTGGTTCATATTCATATTTATCATCAGCAAGTGTATTAAAGGTATCTAGTAGTAGTGCAAATGATACTTCTGATGGCACTGGTGCACGAACAGTTCAAGTCTATGGTGTAGATTCTGACTATAATGAAATTAATGAGATAGTTACTCTTAATGGACAAACAGCATTAAATACAAGTAATTCGTTTTTACGAGTGTATAGGACTATTGTTAGAACTGCTGGTAGTGGAGAAAAAAATGCTGGAGATATTTATGTTGGAGATGGAACTGTAACAAGTGGAGTTCCTGCTACTAAGTATGCAAAAATATTAGTTGGAAATAATCAAACTCTTATGGCTTTATGGACTGTGCCAAGTGGATATACTGGTTATCTTTATCAATTTGATTGCTCTAGTGGGTCTACTGCGGCAAATAAATTTCAAACCATTAAATTATTTATACGTCCAGAAAACGAAGTATTTCAAGTAAAAGATGTTCAAACAGTTCATAATAATAATATTGTTTTAGATTATGGTGTGCCACTTAAAATAAATGAAAAATCTGATATTGAAGTAAGAGCCTTATCATCAAGTGGTACAGATGCAGTTTCTGCTAATTTTTCAATTATTTATAAAAAGAATACTTAACTACCAATTTTTTCTGTTTTTTTTCTTTAATTGAATTGCATTGCCTAAAATCATCATATCAGCAAGTATTGATGCTTTGGCATTGACAATAGAATTATTGTATAAAGCACTCTCTTCATTTACTAAAAGACAATCACCATTAGGCAATTCCAAAAGTTCAACAAGACCACCAACAAATTTTTGTGCTTCTTCAAGACTTGGTTCTGATTTATGAACGTAAAATTTAGGATATAGCATTTTGATACCATTGAGGTGTTTCTAGTTTCCATTTAGCAAATCTTGATTTGTCTTTTATATAAAATTCTCTGTATGCATCAACATAGAAAGGTTTTTTATATTGATCAGGCATACATTGAGGTGGGTTTTGCCAAATAACAGAAGGAAAGTTTTGAGGTAGTTCTTTAAGAACATAAATCATTTCTTCAGCTTTATGTATTTTATTATATCTTCTTCTGTATTCATTTAAACATTCTGTCCATAAATCAAACAGATAAGCATAATGTCGCCAACATTTCCTCACCCATTTTGTAGAAGGATGATTTATAAATGCTGATTTGTAGAGAAGAGGATGTTTGTTATCATCAAGAACTCTATGAGTTGTAGAAAGCATTTGTCCATATTCTAAAATCATTTTGACAATATGTTTATCACAATGCATTCTTCCTGCTTTAAAAGGGCAGATATCTAAAAAGAATATATTCATTTTTACTGATCTTTATGATGATAAATATATTCTATTACAGATTGAATTGAACTGTACATATCATCTGCATTATGTTGCTCTTCATTTGCTTTTACAATGTTATGAAGTTGATTCAGTATTTCATTTACCATTTTTTCTCCTATTTAAATTTATATACTAAATGTATATTTATTGTTTTTGATTGTCAACAGAATTTATACATTAAGTAAAAAACATTTGCTGAACTATTTTTTTTGTGTATATTAATTTTATGTCTTTTATTGCCATAGCGAATTGCATCACAGTACAAAATATAAAACCGACTTCTAAACTTGTTTTAATTGTTCTTGCTAATTATGCTGATGAAAAATTTGAAACGTATCCTAGCAAAAGGCATTTGGCAAAAATATGCAATTGTGATGAAAGAACTATTTTAAGATCATTGCAAGAATTAGAAGATAAAAAAATTATACGAAAAAAAGAAAGATTTGATGATGGTAGACAAACTTCTAATCTTTATACTATTCTTGTAAAAAATGCAAATTTGTCACCCTCCCCCCCTACAAATATGTCACCCCATAATACTATCAATAATATACATATAGTGAAGTTGTCAAAAAAGGCTAATGGAAGAATAGAATATCCTGATGAATTTGAAGAGTTTTGGAAGTTGTATCCATCATCAGAACATAAAACAAAAAAAGACAAAACATTTGCAATGTGGAAAAAAATAGAAGATAAAAAACAACTTTTAATATGTCTTAAAAATTACTCTTTAAAAAAACAAGGAAAATTTATTCACAATCCTTATAATTGGTTTGTTGACAAAATTTACGAAAAGTATAAAAATATAGAAATAAAAAAAGAAAGTAAAAATTCACTCGCAGGATAATGAGAATTTTAAACGAAATAGGAATTACTTTAAATAATTATTCAATAGGCAATCACAAAACATTTTGCCCAAAATGCAAACATACTAGAAAATCACAAAATAGATTTGATACACCACTTTCTGTAACGATTGATTCAGAAAAAGTTTTATATAAATGTCATAACTGTGATTATCAAGGTATAGTATCAGAAAAAACAAATTATAAAGTTATGCCTAAAATAAAAAAAGAAACAACATCAAAACTTTTTGATTGGTTTAATAAAAGAGGTATTTCTCAAAAAACAGTTGAAGATTTAGGTATCTATGAAAGTAATGGGTCAATATGTTTTCCATATATACAAGATAATCAAACTGTAAATGTAAAATATAGAACTTATGATAAACGATTCAAACAACAGCCAAATGCACAACGAACTCTTTACAATATTGATAATGTAAAAAAATATTGGGAAAGAACAGGAAAAAAGAATTTAATAATTTGTGAAGGAGAAATGGATGTAATTGCATTCTATGAAGCAGGAGTAATAAATGCAGTTACATTACCTGATGGTGCACCTAAAGAAGCCAAGTTTGATTTAAAAGATTTACGATTTCAAGCATTAAAAAATTGTAAGTGGTTAAATGATGTTGATAAAGTTTATATCGCAACAGATCAAGATGATGCAGGAAAAGCTTTGCATTTAGAGTTAGTGCATAGATTTGGTAAAGATAGATGTTTGCAAGTAAAATTTCCTAATCAAGCTGGTGACGTTGCTACAAAAGATGCAAATGAATGTCTACTTCATCTTGGCAGAAATACTCTTATTGATTCACTAAAACAAGCTACACCTTACCCTATACAAGGCATATATACTGTTAGAAATTACAAGAAAGAAATTTATGACATATATGAAGGCAACATACAAAAACCTCTCTCCACAGGCTTTAAAATCCTTGATACTATTTACAAAATTCAACCAGCAACATTTCACGTTGTAACTGGTGTTCCTAATCACGGAAAATCAAATTTCATTGATCAAATTGCAGTTAATCTTTTTAGAAACGAAAATTGGAAGTTTTGTATATTTTCTCCTGAACATTCAACACCACAACACATAAGAAGAATTGTAGAAAAGATTGTAAAAAAACCTTTTGATGATGGATATTATGAAAGAATGTCAAAAGATGAATTGACTAGAGGAATGAAAATTTTAAATGAGAACTTCTATTTTATTGAAAATAAGGATAATATACCATCAATAGATTGGATTCTATCAAAAGCAAAACAGAGTGTTTTGAAATTTGGGATTAAAGGTATTATTATTGATCCATACAATGAAATTAATTCAACAAGAGAAGGGAATAAAAGAGAAGATGAACATATACGAGATGTTATTAGCAAGTGTAAAAGGTTTTGTAGAACACACGAAATCACTATGTGGATGGTTGCACACCCAAATAAATTGCCTCGCAAGGAAGATGGGAGTATCGCAGTTCCAACTATGTATGATGTTAGTGGTTCTGCTCATTGGAATAATATGGCTGATGTAGGGCTTGTTGTCCACAGAAACTTTGACACACAAAAAACAAGAGTAATTACAAGAAAGATAAGAGAGCAAGGTCTATATGGAAATATAGGCGAATGTTTCTTTGAATACGATCTGAAACAAAGAGTTTACAAAGAAGTAATAAAAGAATCTAAAACTCAGGAAACAAGACAATATTGGTACAATGATTAAGATTTGTATAGCGATTATGCATTGCCCATATTATGCAGAAAGACAGTTAATTGTAAAAAAAATGATTAATCAAATTGGTTATTCAAATATTCTAAACAACCTTGAAGATTTTGCAGTAATTGAAGATTGGAAAAAAAAAGGTGTATGGAACACTTCAAAAAGATGTTGGGAATTTTGTTTATCTTCTAAAGCCACACATTTTCTTGTACTTCAAGATGATCTTGATTTATGTAAAGATTTCTATAAAACACTTTTAAATTGTATACAAACATTTCCAAATAGAATGATGTCTTTGTATGCAAACAGAAAAATATGTGAAGAAGCAAAATCAAAAGATATAAGATGGATTCAAATAAATGATGGAACTTGGGGTCAAGCCATTCTATTTCCAAAAGAATTATTTATAAAATTTTTTGAATGGCAAACAAAACATTTGGATTCTGAATGGTTTCAAGATGATATGAGATATAGTTTGTTTTGTTATAAAACAAAAAATTATCCATTGTGTCCAATGCCATCTTTAGTAGAACACTCTTTACCAAGCAATTCATCCATTGGAAATAATAATAAAAAAAGAATAGCAAGATGGTTTGAGCGAGAAAAATCATATTTGGATTACGATTGGTCAAACAAATCAATGTTATTTAGCAATTCAATAAGTTTCTTTAACAATGAATGGAAAAAATATTATTATGAATAATCAATACCATACTGCACTTAATTCAAAAAAAAGTGTAAGTCAAACAATTGAAGGCACAGAAAAATTTGAAACAAAAATTTGTTCAGCATTTAGATATGATTTTATTCCTGAACAATCATTACCAAAAGAATATGATGAATGTGATTTTCTTTATGTAGAAGTTCCTTATCCACAAGGAATAAAAATTTTTGATGAGAGAGCCAATATAAAGAAAACAAGAACTGTTGATGAATTTGCTTTAGCTTTAACAAAAATTATTGAAAATGCAAAAAAACCCATTGGTATTGTTACATCAAAAATATTACATAAAAAATTACCGCCACCTGATGATTTCTATGACATAAAGATTCACATTGGTAAAGTAACATTTGCTATACATAATTTAGATATTTCATATAAATTTAAAACATCAACAGATTTAATGAATTACGTTGCCAACAATTACGAATGTTTAGGTGACTTTTGTTGTGGTTATGGCTACCCTCTTCTTGAATATTTGAAATTTGGAGGAAAGAAAATAATAGCAAGTGATTACAACAGCCAATGCATAACAATTCTAAAAAAAAAAATAGAAGATTATGAAAAAAACCTCTAAATCAACCTTTATGAAAATTTATCAAGACATCAATGTTTTTGATAAAGCCTTAGAAAGAATTAATTGGTTGTTTGATGAATTTGATACAGTTGCCACAAATATTTCAGGAGGAAAAGATTCAACAGTTGTTCTTGAGCTTTTGATAAAAGTAGCAAGAGAACGAAATCGTTTGCCGGTAAAAGTTTTATTTTTAGATCAAGAAGCTGAGTGGCAAGGAACAATAGATCAGGTAAAATATTCAATGGAGAGAAAAGAAGTAGAGCCATATTGGTTTCAAATACCTTTCGTCATTCAGAATGGTACATCAACAATTGATTGGTGGTTAGAATGTTGGGATAAAGAAAAAAAAGATTTATGGGTACATCCTTATCAAGAAATATCATACAAAGAAAACATATATGGCACAGATAGATTTTATGAAATAATGGATGCAATCTATGAAAAAGAATGGGGAGGAAAAATAGCAATCCTTGGAGGTGTAAGAACTCAGGAATCTGCGGTTCGTAAAATTGCTGTTTGTGCAGATGCAACTTATAAAGGTGAAACTTGGGGAGCAGTAAGAAACAAAAAAAAAGAAATATATTCTTTTTATCCAATATACGATTGGACTTTTCAAGATATATGGAAGTCAATACACGACAATGGTTGGAAATATAATTCCGTCTATGATGCACAATATAGATATGGTGTTCCTTTTAATAATATGAGAGTTTCAAATCTTACACACGAAACAGCAATTAGAAATATTTTTTATTGTCAAGAAATTGAACCAAAAACCTACGAAAGATTGACACAAAGAATTGGAGGTATTGATATGGCTTCTAAATTTCAAGAAGATTTCTTTGTTTATGAACTACCATATATGTTTAAAGATTGGAAAGAATACAGAGATCATCTTTTAGAAAAAATTATTACCAATAAATATAAGCCATATTTTGAAAAAATGTTTGCAGATAATGAAAGATTATATAAAGAGGTATTTAAAATATATCCAAATGAAGAGCAAAACTGTACAAAAGCAGAAGTAAAAGCTATATTATCAAATGATTGGGAAGGAACAAAAATAGGAAATTATAGAAAATCACCAACAATAACTAGATATAGAAGGCAAATAGAACTACAAAAATGATTACACAACATCCAATTCATAATGTCCAATGGGTTCACATTGATCAAGTAAAAGCAAATAATTACAACCCAAACTCTGTGGCAAAAAATGAAATGAATCTTTTATACACATCAATTAAACAAGATGGTTATACACAACCAGTTGTGACATTTTATGATTCTAAATTAGAAAAATATATAATTGTTGATGGTTTTCACAGATACTCCATAATGAAAATGTATAAAGATATTTACGAAACCACAGATGGCAAACTTCCCATAGTAGTGATAAAAAAAGATATATCAGAAAGAATGGCATCTACAATTCGCCATAACAGAGCAAGAGGAAAACATAGTATTGATGGTATGTCCAATATCGTATTCAATATGCTTGATAAGGGAATAGATGATAAAACAATTTGTCAAAACTTAGGATTAGAACCTGAAGAATTAATAAGATTGAAACATATAACTGGTTTTAGTAAATTATTTAAAGATACAAAATATTCAAAAGCTTGGGAAACAAGAAGGCAATTAGAACTACGGAGAGAATATGAAAATAGAGAAGATAAATCTAAGTGACATAAAACCATATTGGCGAAACCCAAGAAAAAATGCAGAAGCAGTTGAAGCCATAAAAAATAGTATACAAAGATATGGATATAATTCTCCAATACTAATTGACAAAGATAATGTTATCATTGCAGGACATACACGTTTTCTTGCACTCAGAGATATGGAAAAAAAAGAGGTAGAGGTTATTCGTTTAGATTTAGATGAAGAAAAAGCAAAAGAATTTAGAATAGTAGATAATAAATCAAATGAATTATCGCTATGGGATAATGAAAAATTAATGCAAGAATTGAGAGAAATATCTGACATTGATGAAATGAAACAATATTTTCCAAACGAAGATTTGATAAATTTGATTGCAGATAATATGAATTATGAGCCAATACAATATTCAGAAGATTCATTTAATAATTCCTTTTCTAACCAACAAGAAAATTTTGAAAACAATGAGGACACACTTCATAAAGTTATGTGTCCACATTGCCTGAAGGAGCATTATATCAATAGGAGCGAATTATTGAATTTTGCATCCGACACTAGAGAAGAGTAAAATCCGATTCTTTATACGATCTTTCTTTAGCTTCAAATAAATATTTTTTCTCCAAAGAAAAATCATCGTATCCCTCTTCAATACAGTTAAAGTAATGTTTACTTGGGGGAGCAACTCTGTTTGTATTCATTACATACGTCATTGCCAACTCACCATTTAATTTGAAAAATATTTTAGAATACAAATTAGGATAACCTTCATAAACATCCAAAGATTTTTCACAATCCTTTGTAATATCCCAAACACCCATAGGACATTTGAATCCTTCAATTTGTTCCACATCAGCCACACCTCTGAACACCAACCTAAAATTAGGTATTAATATTTTTCCCAAAGGTTTTGCTTGAGGACAACGTAGTTTCATTTGTTCCAAATTTAAGTTACTTCCATAAGATAAATATTTCATTATGCTATCCTTTCATTTAATAAATCACTTCTACCCAAAAAGTAGTATTCCAATTTGTCGCAAACACCAGCGAACAAACTATCAGTTTCAAAGTCAACATCTTTCATTGAAGAAACAAACTGATGTAACTTGTCATCATCTAACTTTCTACTGCTTCCAATATACATTGCACATACTTCATCATAAGAAAGAAAACGTGTATGAGGAGTCATTGTACCAACATTGCCATCTCTTGAAGTTCTGATTGCAGTAAACTTAAAACCAAAACCTCTTTTTTGTGTCATCTCAATGTTGAAATGAGCCATAGCACCTTTCAAAACACCAAAAGCTTTTTTCTTTAATTCTCTATCCACATCTCTGTCAGATACAAAAGTTCTATCCATTGAAGTGCCACTCTTCTTTTTGTCAGACTCTGCAACAAAATCCATTAGAAATAAAATCCAATTTTTAATTTTGAAAGCACTCAATGTACCACTATGGTGTCTAAATTCAATTGTATTGATTCTTGAATAACCTCTCATACTTGTAGTATTTACTTTGCTTTCTCTTCTTGTAGCATAACCAACTGATTCAGTAATATCAAAACCAACAACTGAACGACAGTAATTATTGTTATTATCTCTTCTGCTAGAAGGCATAAAAGCATCAATCTGTTTTTCAAATTTTGCATATCTTTTCAAAATTGATCTTACAGTATCTTCTTCCATATTCTCCCAAGAGATATGAACGTGTAAACCACATCTTCTATCAACAGAACCATTTGCAAGTTTTACTGCATTTACAACTGAATCAATTTCAGAAATTCTGTCAACTGTAAGAATAGGCGAAACTAACTCACCACCTCTCATTGATCTACCTCTGCCTGATGCAACCGTAGAATCATAAGTGATCTTCCAATTATCAAAGTTAGTAGAAGAATGATATCCCTCAATAGTTGAAGTAATACCAGCTTCTCTTAATTTTTTTTGAACACTACTTGCTGTTGCATTTCTGTATTCAATCTCTAATCCAAATTTAATAGTATCTTTCATTATCGCTCCTTGTTAAGTTATACTATCTGTATAATTATATATTAGCCAATACAAAAAAGAATGTCAACAATAAAGAACAAAAAAAATAAAAAAAAATATTATTGTTGTAAAAATACAACACAATAAAAAAAATTATACTTTTTGTAAATAAGTGTTGACTATTGTTTACATAGTTAGTATATTATAATCTACAAGGAGTAAAAAATGCGAAAAAACAACAAAAAACAAAAAAATACTTTTTTATGTAAGATCAAAGAAAATCTATTATGGATATTTCTAGTGATACAGACTTTAACTTTATTGGCTGTATTCTTTGATGTAAATGTGGACAATATATCACAAAATCTTGAGAGAGGTTTTTGGGTTGTTGCTCTTTATCTTTCAAAGAAGTTGGGAGGTTAGTATGATAACTTTTTCAAAATTCACGATTATAGAAATTGCAAAATGGAAAGAGATCAACGAGCAAGATATTGCAAAGGCATATACTTGTAAGATGATGGGTGAGTTAGATTTGGCAAAACAGTTTATGTCAAAGTCAACGGATAAAAATCAGTTGAACTCACAAATGGCTCTCATTGGAAAACAAAAAGTTTCTAATTGGGATAATGTAAACAAATATTTATAGGAGATAAATATGGAACTAAATTATAAAGAAAAGATTACTTTAGATAACATTGATGTTAAAATAGATTTTGCATTAAGAAATTCTGAAACTTGGACAGAGTTTAGGGAGTTATGTGTTGATGCTTTTCTTATCTATGGAGAAGAGCAAGGTATTTCTTCAGGCACTAGTGCAGAAATATTTATGGCAAATGATTATGATTCTGATCTGTTAGAATTATGGAATAGAAACTGTGATAAATATAGGGAGTAGAAAATGGAATTTGTAATAAGAAAAATAAATAAAAATGATAAAGACTTTTTAATACACCACCAATATGAAGAGGAGCTTGATGCTGATTTAGATTTATTGGCTTATGAAGATAACAGAATAAGCATAAATGAATTTTCATCAATCATAAAAAAAAGTTCCAATCGTTACAAAAAATATTTAATCAATTATTTAGGTAAGAAAAAGTTTGAACAATTAAACCAAGGAGAAATTAAATGAAAAGAAGTAAAAAGTGGATTCAAGAACAAGCTATAAAAATTAGTGAAATCATTATTGAAGATAACAAATGGGAATATATACCAAACTCCCTTTACGAAGAAACACAAGAAACTCAAGATGCTGTTTCTGAAGAAATGCATTTATTAAGAATTAAACCAAGGATAATTAAATGAAAAACTTTTTAGAAAACTTAGGATTATTTATCATCTGTTTAGGAATTATGGGAATGTTTTATGTATTACTGCATTTTGCTCCTTTATGGGATCAATGGGTGATTGATACAAGAAACAATATATGATAGAACATAGATAATTAAATGATTAAATTTTTGTAGAGGTATATGGCAAAGAGATATCACAAAGTAGAAATAACTTTTACAAAAAAAACAAAAAGAAGATTCAAAAAAGATGGGCTAAGACATAGAAAGAAACTTAGCCCAAAATCTCATTTAAGGCATAAATAGCAAGGTACTAGAGGTCAAAGACACATTGATTTGTTCACCCAGCCTTCTTAAAATCGCTTGATTTTTTACAAAATGTACAAAAAAGTTTGAATTTAGCAGAAATGGTGCTATTTTGTATATATGCAAAAACATAGTGAAGAATTAATAGAAAGAATAAGACAAGAGTTTGTTCAAGGTTTTATGGATGGAGAAGTGCGAGTTTATCCAACGATTGAAGAATTATCAAAGAAACATAAAATCCCTGCAATCACTCTTTATCGTAAATCAAAAGAATGGAAACAACAGAAAATAAAATTTCAACAAGAACTCAGTTTGGAGATTGACGAGAACAAAAAAAAGAAAATGGCAAAAGATGCAGTAGACTTTGATGAGAATAATTTACGAATAGCCAAAGCATTACAAAACGAAATAGTGGCATTACTTTCTTTATCCAATAAGAAGAGAAGAGAAAATGATGACAGACCATACTTAACTGCAAGTAGTTTAAATTCATTAGGTATGGCACTATCAACTTGCCAAAGAGTAGGCAGATTAGCATTAGGAGAATCAACTGATAATACAAATGTTACAACAAACGAATCCACAGTTAACGAAGCTTTCCAACTTATTGAAGAAATCTTGGGAAGTTCCGATACAAAAAGCAAGTCTGAATTACATTAAATATTTCAAACTAGCAAGGAAGAAACAAAAGACACCAAAAGGGAATTGGAATGTTTGGCTTATTCTTGCAGGAAGAGGTTTTGGAAAAACGTGGACTGGTGCTTATGATATTGTTAATTATGCAATGCAAAACCCAAATACAATTAGTGCAGTTCTTGCTCCTACATTTGGTGATTTACGAAGAGTTTGTTTTGAGGGTGTAAGTGGAATTAATCAGTTAATACCAAAAGAATGTTTTAAAAAACAAAGCAAAGCTGGATATAATCGTAGTACAAGTGAGATTCATTTGTGGAATGGCTCAAAAATTATGGGCTTTGCCGCAAGTGAACCTGATAGATTAAGGGGAAGTCAGTATCACCGAGCTTGGTGTGATGAGTTAGCCGCTTGGAGATATCCTGAAGCTTATGACCAATTGATGTTTGGTATGAGATTAGGTAAGAAACCACAAGTTGTTATTACCACAACACCTAGACCAACACAGTTAATTAAATCTCTTTTTAAAAGACGTACAGAAGATGTTTACGTTACTCAGGGGTCAACATACGAAAATGTAGACAATCTTGCTCCAAGTGCATTAGAACAGTTTAGAGAACGATATGAAGGCACACGTTTAGGTAGACAAGAACTGTATGCTGAAATATTAGATGATGTTGAAGGTGCATTATGGAATCATTCAATGATAGATAAGAATAGAGTCCACAAAGAAGAATTACCTGAGATGAGTAAAATTGTAATTGGTATTGATCCTGCTGTAACAAGCAATGCTAATTCTGATGAAACTGGAATTATTGTTGCAAGTTTGGGTGAAAATGGGTATTACTACATACTGGAAGATAAAAGTGGGAAATATTCTCCTGATTCTTGGGGACGTATTGCAGTTGAACTCTTTTATCGCTATAATGCCAATATGATTGTTGCCGAAATTAATAATGGTGGCGATCTTGTTGAAAGGTTGTTGCGAAGTGTTGATAGAAATGTTGTTATTAAAACAGTACACGCAACAAGAGGTAAAATGATAAGGGCAGAGCCAGTATCAGCATTGTATGAGCAGGAAAAAGTTTTTCATTGTGGTTCTTTCAATGAATTAGAAGATCAGATGTGTTCATATACTGGAGATACAAGAAGCAAAAGTCCTGATAGATTGGATGCTCTAGTTTGGGCATTAACACAACTAAGTGTTTCTAGTGGGAAGCCATTATGGAGAATAAGTTAAATGAGTATACTAGACGATTTAAAAAAAATATTTACAAGAAACATCAAAACAAAACAAGCACCAGTAACAGTTTATAACAACGTAGGTTACTCAACACCAAAAAGAGATTCATTTATACAATATGCAGAAGAAGGTTATCAAGAAAATGCAGTTGTTTATAAATGTGTAAATGAGATTGCCAATGGTGCATCAAGTGTAAAGTTTGATGTATTTGATGAGGAAACAAAGTTAGATAATCATCCATTAATAAATTTACTAGAAAGACCAAATCCTTTACAAGCAGGAAACGAATTTTTTCAATCGCTCTATGCCTATTTATTATTAAGTGGTAATAGTTATGTACTGAGAACAGGAGCAGATAATCAGCCACCAAAAGAATTGCATTTATTACGACCAGACAGAATAAAAATAGAACCAAGTAATACAACAATTCCAAAAAGCTATCAATATGAATTGAGTGGACAAGTTGTTGCATCATATCCAGTAGATTCAGAAACTGGTGCAAGTGAAATCAAACATTTTAAATTATGGAATCCTACTGATGATTATTATGGTCTATCTCCTATTAGAGCCGCAAGTGTTGATATAGATCAGCACAATTACTCTGCAAAACACAATGTAAATCTTTTAATGAATGGAGCAAGACCTAGTGGTGCAATTGTATTTAGACCAAGGGATGAAGCAGGAATGAATGTTCAATTAACTGAATCACAAAGACAACAATTAATTTCTGATTTAGAGTTAAGATTTCAAGGTACAAATAATAGTGGCAGAGCAATGTTATTAGAAGGAGATTTTGATTGGAAAGAAATGGGTCTATCTCCAAAAGATATGGATTTTCTACAATTAAAAAATATGAGTGCAAGAGATATTGCAATGTGTTTTGGAGTACCTAGTCAACTAGTAGGCATTCCTGATGCACAAACTTATTCAAATGTACAAGAAGCTAGACTTGCTTTATATGAAGAAACAATCATTCCATTAATACGAAGAGTAGAGTCTGATTTAAATGAATACCTTGCTCCATATTATGGTGAGAGATTGCGAATTCAATATGATATTGATTCTATTCCTGCAATGGCAGAAAGAAGAAGAAGAATTTATGAAAATGTAACTGTTGCTGTAAGAGAAGGAATTATATCAAGAAATGAAGCACGAGATAGATTAGGACTTGAACCCATTACTGGTGGAGATGAAGTTTATATAAGTGCAAATCTATTTCCATTAGGTGAGCCTGAAGAATCTAATCTAGAAGATGATTCAGAAAAAGATTTTGAAGAAGATTATCTTTCAAAAAGAGAAGTAAGAAAAGATGTATTTACAACAGAAGAAGAAGCAGAACAACGTGCAGAAGAAATAGGATGTAGTGGAACACATTCACACGACACAGATAATGGAACTGTATTTATGCCTTGTGCATCACATAGTGATTATGAGAGAATAACTGGAGAAGAATTAAAGTATCATACTGCTGACCCTGAATATTTAGTGCAACAAGACCCAAGAATGGGAGAGGGTGAAGATGTTTTTGATTCTGTGGGAGAAGCAAGAGAAAGAGCAGAAGAATTAGGATGTGATGGCACTCACACATTGAGAACACCTGATGGTAATGTTTATATGCCTTGCAGTAGTCATTCTATCTATATGAGAGTTACTGGACAAGATAAGTCATTAGAAGATATTGATCTTACACCAACATCAGGTATGGCTGAAGAAGCACGAAAAGGTTTAGAATGGAGAAAAGAATTTAAACGAGGTGGTACTGCTGTTGGAGTTGCAAGAGCCAATCAACTTGTAAGAAAAGAAAATCTATCACCAAGAACTGTATTGAGAATGTATAGTTTCTTTGCACGACACGAAGTTGACAAACAAGCAGAAGGATTTAGAGCAGGAGAAAAAGGATATCCAAGTGCAGGAAGAATTGCTTGGGCATTATGGGGTGGTGATGCTGGGCAAACTTGGTCTGCAAAAAAAAGAGATCAAATAAAAAAAGAAGTAGAAAAAGCTTGTTGCCAAGATTGTGAAGAAAAAGCAGAAGTATCAGGCAAGGCAAAAAAAACATTAGAAGGAAAAGTAAAAGAACATAATGACAAGCACGGACACAAGAAAGGAAAAAGAGTAACATTAAGAATGTTAAGTGCTGTTTTTAGAAGAGGTGTAGGAGCATACAGGACAAACCCTGAATCTGTTAGAAGAAATGTTACTGGACCTGATCAATGGGCAATTGCACGAGTAAATGCCTTTTTATATGCTGTAAGAACTGGAAGATTTAGAAGTGGACAATTTGACAGAGATTTGCTACCAAAAGATCATCCATTGTATAAGGCAAGGGGTAAAGATGATTAAACAAAAGGGGAAAAAATGGTTAGACCAACAAACTATCAAGTGTATGTTGACACATATAATACTTTTTTAAATAACAACAAAGATTATAAAAAAACTTGCGAAGAACTAGATATTAAAAGACCTACATTATGTGCTCGTTTGTGGAAGTACAGAAAAGATAATGACATAAAACCATCAGACGAAAAAAAAGAAATACAAAAACCATATCAACTCATTAAACAAGAACTAAAAGAAATCGTAGTTCCAAATCTACAACACGACCCTGATGAACCTATTGATGAATTAATTAATAGACTAACTGAAAATTTTAAACGAACAAAATTACACGAAGATGAAAAAAAATGGAGACCCATCCACGTTAACACAGATAAACCCATAGGTATTGCTTGGTTAGGTGATCCACATATTGATGACCCATATTGTGATTGGGTTACATTAAGAAGAGATTTAAATATAATTAAAAACACAAGAGGATTATATGGTGCTTCTTTAGGTGATCAAACAAATAATTGGGTGGGAAGATTAGCACGATTATATGAGAATCATACTGTTACAAAAGCTGATTCTTGGCGACTAGTAGAATGGTTAATCAAAGAAATGGATCCATTGATCCTAATTGCTGGTAATCACGATATGTGGAGTGGAAACTCTGACCCTGTACAATGGATGAAAAGGCCACATCAAATCTATGAAAAATGGCAATCACGATTACAATTAGAATTTCCTAATGGTAAGAAAGTAAAGATAATTGCATCACACGATTTTCCTGGACACTCAATGTGGAATAATCTTCACGGACAAATGAAAGCGGCAAAGTTTTTATCATCAGCCCATCTTTACATTGCTGGTCATAAACACAATTGGGCATTACAACAAATTGAATTACCTGAAAATGATATTTGTTGTTGGTTAGCAAGAGCAAGAGGATATAAGTTTTATGATGAACACGCGTTAAGGTTTGGGTTTGAAGAACAGCGATATGGACACGCGATTTGTACAAT